GTCAGCCACTATTCGTTAATTTCTTCTTTGGCTTCGTTGATCTTGTCAGTAAGTTTATCTTCAACAAACTTGTATACACGCTCAAATGCTTCGTTTGTTGTTTCCCCATCACGCTTACTGTCAACTACACCAAGATCAAGTCTCAGTGACTGAAAGTTGCCTAGATTTAGTGTATAGCCTAGCGTTACATTTATCTTAGTTGAATCGTTTTCCATTCCCCACCCATTTCTGTTTTAAATACTCTCTGACCAAACTGGAATATATCTTCCATCTTCTGTTCTTGTATATGTAAGTATACCGTCTCCCATTCGCCTTGTCAATTCTTGGCTAGTAGGAGTCATGTTGTTTGTTATTAATTTATCTTTTCTTGGTTGTCCAATATGTATACTTGCAAGTATAGCACGGATCTCTCTTACCTGTGATTCAGAGTAATACGCTCTCACTTGCCAATGTCTTTCTCCATTAAGTTGTGCTCCCACTGGAGCAGGAATCTTTCCTTGTTTAATTAATGTTGGAATATACTTTCTATGTCTATTGACAAGCACAGCAGTTTCTGCTACACTGTACGCTCTTTCTTTATTCTTTTTAAAATCAGATAGCATGCATGTTTCTAATCTATCTTTAGTAATATTATAAAACGTAACCATTCCAGTAGACCTTGATCTATGATGAACTCTTACTAGGTCACCATTAAGAAACCATACCCTAACTTTACCTTTTATTACAGGCTCGTTATTGTATTCTTCGCTCTGGATTTTTCCTTTAGTAGTAGCCATTTGCCTTCCTGACTTTCTGTTGGGGGATGATAAAATTTTCTATTACCGCACATGGTGCAGAATGTTTCTACGTGATCTATAGTTGTATATTGCCTATCTATAAAAACACGACCTTTGCATTTGTTGCAAAAAATCATTTAAAAATCTCCGTTTAGTTTGGTATGCCAATAATGATTAGATTGATTGCTAAAGAAAGATCTCCAGAAGCACCAAATCTAACAACGCCATCTACTTTTGATGTTGTAATATTTTGTAAAATAACTGTTACATTTTGACCAGCGGGTGTTCCTCCAACGTTTACTGCTGTTGCAGTAACGATTGGGGCATACTTGTAGTCACTTGGAAAACTATAAGAAAAGGGTTTCTCTGATGATGCTGCAACAGTACTGTTATTTGCAACACTAACATATCCACCAATAAACCTTGCTTCTGATGTTTTTACACTTTGCTTTCCAGCAGTTCCAGAGTCAATGGTTGTATAGTTATACGTTGCAGAAGACACCTGAGTAGATAGATCGTTGATGGTATCTGCTAACTGATAAATATATGAAACATCAAGAGGTTGCCCTCTTTCTGGTAGTGGTACTTTTGCCATTATTTCCTCCTATTAAAGTATATCATTAAACTGTCCAAGGCCCACCCTGGTAAACTCTTAAGAAACTAGTAGTTCTTGCAATTGGTGTACCCTTTAAATAAATCTCAACAGAAAGTCTATTTGGTGAAGATGGTTGAACAACTCCACCTTTTTTGTATGTTGTTGGAGTTATTAAAGAAATGCTGGCTGTATCTATTCTTGAGCGATACTCCCAATCTCCAGAATCCTCCCTGTCCCATCTTACCCAAATATCATATGATAAGGCCTCTTTAATTAGCGTAGATCCATATTTAATTTCAACAGAATTCCATGTAACTGTGCTTACATCTCCAGCCTTATTATGATGAATTGTTCCAGCAACATATGTGAATTCTGGTTGTACTAAAAATATTGGAGACCAGTGTGATGTTCTGTTTTTGTCTTCTGAGATTATCCTGTATCTTACTTCATAACCTTCTGTTATAGAGTTAATTGCTGGCAGTCTACTTTCAAGAACCCTGGCTTTTTTAATATTTTCAGTTGCCATTATGAAACGCCTATTGAAAATCTAAACTCAATATAATTACTTGTATTTGGAGATTTTACGATGCTAGACTCTGTGTCATTTTTAATAACTGAATAACCAGTTAGTCCGTACAAAGGATTTAGAGATGACACATTTTCTAGTCTCATTGCATCAAGTGCTACAAAGTAATCTGAAGATGGAACTCCACTGACTAATGTTGTAACATATATTTTTACAACAGTAACAGCATCCCAAGTAAAGTTTGAACTTACATACAAATCTTGAAGTTGTTTTGAAACAACATAGTATCTATTTGTATCAAAGTCATATTCTCCTACGCCAGTTCCATTTATTAACTCTGCCTCAAACCTTGCAAATGCATCTGGAGATGAGGAGTCTGTTGACGCAAAGTCAACTAAAATTCTAACAGAGTCTGGAGATGATGCATTCTGTAATGTTTCTGAAGCACCGTCTTTATTGATTATAGAAAATGCTAAACGAAGTTCATCTGTTGGAGAGTTTTTGCTAAAATCAACATTTGGACCTGTTAGGTGTATGTGGTTAGAGCCAGCCTCAATAGCAAAATGATCTTGTACTGGACCACTTTCAGAACTAATGGTTAGGTCAGCATCATCACCACTTACTAAAATAACATTATTAAAAAATCTTGGTCTTTCATATCTTTCTGCTCTTGATGTTTTATAGAAAATTGTATTGTCTGCATTTGTCTGAAACACTGAGTTTGTTGTTGCAATAACATTATCACTATCTGGAGAGTCAAGAGGCTCAGATATTGTCGGAATCTCTACTGCAGAAGTGGCAGTATGGTAGTTCCAGTTTTCTGTTTGTGTAAATGCAAAGACTGTCTTGCTGTCGTATGCTCCTGCAGAGGAATTTAGTCCAGCAGAGTATACTCCTACCTCTGTAATTTCATATCTTTCTTCTGTTGGCATTTCTGCTGTTAGTACAATTTTTTCTATTCCGTTTTCATTTATAAAGCCTCTTGAAGAAATCGGCACTCTGAACATTTCAAAATCAAGGTTTTTTTGGTTTGAGTAATTGCCAAAGGGATCAGTAGACAGCAAAGGCTTTTTTCCACAACCAACTGCGATATATGAGGCGTAGGCTGGTGCCTGACCTAAAAGGTATTTGCCAATAATAGATTTACCAGTATTAGTAATCATGATTCTTCCGTTCCAAGTTGTGACTCATATATTGTACCATTTATGATAATCTGTATTTCTACCTGTTCGTCTGCCTCTAGATTAACAGACTCAACAATAATGTCTCCTGTTTTATTATCTGAATATACATATTTTCCAGCAGGCCCAGTAGGAGATGATGGAACTTTTGTATCAAGTTTAATAGGAAAGTTATTAAAGTATTTGTTAGAAGTAGACTGCAAACTAAGTATGTTATTTGGATTATACTGCTGCTCAATATCAGATAAGTTTTTGATTAATTGATATGATATTGACTGACCATTAACCGTATCGTTACGAGCAATATTGATAAGTTCCTGCCCTCCAATATTTTCAAATACTAAATCAGTCATTAACTCAATTGGAACTGAGTCATCATCAAATAGTATGTTTCCAGGTATTGATGTTTTTACCTGATTAAGAAAATTTGAAGATACAGAGGATAGCCCTGAGTTTGATGGAGTTGCTGGTGTTGCATTAATCTCTGCCATATTATACCTCGCTCACATAAACTTTCATATTAGGACCTGAAGGTGTTCTTGCATATTCAATATTATATACCACAAACCTAGAGTCCGTTGAAGATACAAGATCTAAACCTTCAGAGTCTTTATAGTTAATAGAAACAATGTCTCCTAGTTGCAATGTTGGAATTGAGAATATATCAAGCCCAATAGATTTTTTAGGTTTCATCAGTTTATTTACAAGCCAATCCATAAGTGACTCTGCTGCTTCCTCTGTCTGAATGTATGGGCTAGTTATTGAGAATTCATTTTTTCCGTAAGTCATTCTGCTTTGTTTAATTTCATCATACTTAATGCTTTCTACAATTGGAGATATTAGTATTTCGTTTCCCTTTAATTCTGGGTCTGAAAAACTTCCTCTCTTCTTAAAATGTTCGTCTACTGTGAGTTCATGGGTCGTGTCTTGTGTAAAAGTAATCCCCTGAATTCTTAAAAAGTTTCATGT